ATATGTGCACCATTCCCTATGATTTTTATTTATTGTTTAGCATGGATTATTATACCTAAAAAATAAAACTATGAAAGAATTTATAGCAAAATATCAAAAAGCAATCGTTGGAACAGGCGCTGTAGCCGTTTTAACTCTTTGTTATTTTCAACAAAAAGAATTAGCTACTTTAAGAGTAGAAACTAAATCTAAACAATTCATTATTGATTCACTTGGTAGTGAAATATTTACTAAAGATATTCAAATTGGTTCTTATGAAGTTATGTGGGAGAAAATTAAAGAAATTCATCCTAAAACAGCTGAACAGATTGATCTTGAAGTGGAATAAAATAAAGTTAATAGTTGGTATCATATCAATAGTTATGACATTCTACTATATTGTAGAAATTTTTAAACTATTAAAATATAATCAATGAAAAAATTATTATTAATATTATTTTTAAGTTTGTCTACAGTTAGTTATGGACAAATTAAATCATTAGATTCATTTGTTAATGAGTGGTTAGGTGTTCCTTACCGTTTAGGAGGTAATGCCAAAACAGGAATTGATTGTTCACAATTTACTAAACGATTGTATAAAGAAGTTTATAGTGAGCAATTAGAAAATGTAACTTGGAAACAATGGAGACAAACAAAACGAATATCTAAAGCTAGTTTAGAAATAGGTGATATAGTATTTTTTAATAGTAATTTATCACCATCAGGATGGCATTGTGGAATTTATATTGGTAGAAATAAATTTGTTCATGCCTCAAATAGGAGAGAAGGAGTGATCATAAGTGATTTGAACAGTTATCCTTATAATAGAAATTATAAGGGTGCTGGAAGACTTTAGTATATTTAAAATAAAATAAGGTTATGAATATAATTTATGATATCAATCCTGAGACAGGAATGATGAAACTTAAATTTAAGGATGGTTTATTTAAGTCATTAGATAAGGATAATAGAGAGGCATTTGATAAGTATTTATTGCCTTTATTAGCAATGAATGATAAGTTTGTTTTGACTGGTAGTTTATCACTTAAGTTACTTGGTTTTGAACCATTAGATAAAGTAGGTGATTTTGATATTGGTTTAACATCAGCATTTACAGAAGAAGATTTCAATACAGCTAAAAATTTCTTTGGTTTCTTTACATCATATGGAGAAAGATATGGTTATGAACCAGATAAAAGAGAATTTGATCCAAATGCTCACCTATGGCAGTTTGGTAAACATTGGGATGTGAATGTAAATGAAAATTATAATAGGTTAGCTGAAATTAAGATAGATGTATTCAATGATGAAATGCTTAGAAAAAAAGATATCATTGAAATATATTATGATGATTTTCCAATTCGTTTAGTACATCCAAGTATAACTTACAGTTATAGAATGAGATACGCTTTAGATCAGAGAGGTTCTACAACATTTAAGTATTGGGAGCGCATGAGTGAGTTTATGAAAAACGCTAAGGAGTACTATCTCAAAATTAGAGCCATTTATAAAATGATAGCTCGTATTCATGAGCATAATGCTAATGTTGAGGGTAATAAAGATAAAATAAATAAAATAAGAGAGTTAGCTGATAGAAGAGATCATAATATGGAAAACTTTTTTGAAAAAGTATTTAATGAAACACTTGATCCATTTACTTTAACAATGGAAAAAGAACATGAACAATTTGTAAAACGAAATCAAGAGATAAAATTAGTAAATAAAATAAAGTTATGACAATAAAAAATCCTCCAGTTATAAGTAAATTTGGTATCACAAATAAGTTTAAGGTTGAAGATAGATTCAAAGATCATCCATTACTAGAACAATATGATTTGAAAGTTATATTCAGTGGATGGTTTTCTAAAGAGGAGGCTTATGAAATTGAAAATGAATTTTTACAAAGATATCCTAAAATTAAATATAATTTTACAGTTAATGGTTTTGATAAAATAGATGGTCATAGTGAGATGAGATATATTGATGAGGCAATTGTGAACAAAATAAAAAAAGAATTGTATGACCTTAGAGGAGACAATACATTTAGTTCAATTAAAGAACAAAAACAATTTGCAGTTAAACTGTATTTTATACAATTTGTAAGAAAGTGAAAACAATAGTTATTGGAGACGTTCATGGATGTTCATTATGGAAATTAATAACTAACCAAGAACAAGATGCTGATAGAATTATCTTCATAGGTGATTACTTTGATTCATTTGATATATCAGGTGTTGAGCAGATTCAAAACTTTAAGGAAATAATTGAGTATAAAAAAACATCAGGTAAAGAAGTTATTATGTTAGTTGGTAATCATGACCATCATTATTATCCAGAAGTAGGTTATACTGGTACTAGTGGTTATCAAAGAGGTATTGCACCATCTATTAATCAAGTTATAGATGAAAACAGACAACACCTACAAATGGCTTATTCATTTGATGAATTTTTATTTACACATGCTGGTGTTAGTCCAACATTTATGGATGGTGAATTTGGTGAAGAAGGATGGGTTGAGGATAATATAGTAGAATTATTAAATGATTTATTTAAATATAAACCTAAATCATTTGAATTTAATGGTACTGACCCTCATGGTGATAATACTTACCAAACACCAATTTGGATTAGACCTCGTTCATTAATGGCTGTAAATAAAAAACATAATAAAGGATTAAAAAAGAGATATATTCAAATAGTAGGTCATACCCAAGTTAAAAAACTTGATTTAATTGGTTCTCAAAAATCAGCTGGTGGTAGATATTATTTAATTGATTGTCAAGAATCAACAGGTGAATATTTGGTGATCCAAGATAAAGAACTTATTATTGGAACAACAAGATAAGTTATGACATTAAAATATAGACTTGAAAGACTTAGATGGTGGAAAGTACTATTTAGTCCACTTAAACCATTTACTCTTAAATGGTATGTAGGCAAACTAGCATTAGGTACTCCATACTTTTACCCTAGAAAAACAGTTAAAAGTAAAACTAAACCAGGTTATTTAGAATTTAAACCAATCAAAGTTGGGTTTGATTCATGTTCATTAGGGTGGAAAACAAAATGGACTGACACTGATTTCAGATTTGAACATGGACCAATGCTTACGTTTGTGTTTTTTGGATACCAAATAGCAGTGACGCCTAAACCACCAACTGATTGGCCTAACTCATACTGGGAAATATGGTTGTGCTATGAGTATGCTACAGACAAAACTAAATCAAGACGTGAACGAATAGCTGAATGCAGAAAAATAATGCCACAGAAATGGGTGTCAAGTAAAAACGGCATTGAAACTAAAATTGATTATTACGAACAAGTAATTAAACCTAAATACTTAAAATGACAGGTAAAAAAGAACCAAAACGTAAATGGTTTATTGTTATGAACTCTAAATTAGAGTATTTCAGTGGACTAATGTATGGTGGTCAATTAGTATGGTGTAGTGATTATAATGAGGCTAAACCATTAGATGATGAAGCTAAATTTAAAACATTACAGTACTTGTGTTGGGGTGAAGAATTAATAATGGATTATATATGAGTAAACATACATTGTGGGTTGAAAAATATAGACCTGATACATTAAATGGTTATTTAGGAAATGAATCATTCACTGAAGCGTTAAGTGAATGGATTGATAAAAATAATTTTCCTAATCTATTACTTTACGGTTCACCAGGTACAGGTAAAACAACTGCCGCTAAATTAGTAGTTAAAAATATTAATTGTGACTTTTTATATTTAAACTGTTCTGATGAGAATGGTATTGATGTGATTAGAGATAAAGTAAAACAGTTTGCTTCAGGTGCTACATTTAAACCACTTAAAGTAGTTATATTAGATGAAGCTGATTTCTTAACTATAAATGCTCAAGCAGCACTTAGAAATATTATTGAGACATTTAGTTTAAATACTAGATTCATCTTTACTTGTAATTATGTAGAACGTATTATTGATGCTTTACAATCACGATTAACTAGTTTTCATTTAATAGTTGCTGATATTAAGATAGTGGCTAAACATTTAGTTGGTATACTGGATGCTGAGAGTATTAAATATGATAAGCAAGATATAGTTACTATTGTTAAAAAAACCTATCCTGATTTAAGACGAGCAATTAATATATTACAAAGTAATTCAGTTAAAGGCAAGTTAACACTTAATGAAGTAATAGATAGTAATTATATTGAACAAGTTATTAATGAACTTAAGTCTAAAAAGAAAACAGCATTTAATAATATTAGACAAATCATAGCTAATAATAATATAAATGACTTCACTGGTTTATATAAGTCATTATATGATCACTATTCATCTCCAGAGTCAACAATAGTTATAGAAGAATATATGTTTCATTCAACTACCATACCTGATAAAGAAATATGTTTTATGGGTTGTGTAGCTAAACTTTTAAATTTATGAATCAAGAACAACCAAAATTAAACATTCCATTAGAGAAAACAGTAACAATTACTAATGAAGCTGGTGAACCTATTGTTTTAGGTGAAGCTGTTATTTTAAGAAAAGCTAATAAGTTTTTAGTTGGTACTACACAAGATGCTTTAGTACCTATTCCTGTATTTTATGATATTAAAACTCATAAAATAGCTTTAGACATGTTACCTCCTGAAATTAGAGATGAATTTAAAGAGGTAGGATTTTCATTTAATAGTTAAGAATGAATTTATTTGATTGGTTAAATGAGATAACATATCATAAACGTCCATGGAGTATATTTATGGATGAAGATAAAGCTGAGTTTAATACTTATATGATTCATCGTTTCATTAGTATGAATTCATCTTATATTGATGTTGTTAATTTAATTCAACGTTATCCAGATTGCCCTAAAAGAAAGGTATATCAATTCTATTGTGAGTTATTACCTAAACAAAAAGCATTCTTTAGGTATATTAAAGCAAGTGCTAAGGGTGATCCAGAAACAATTAAGGCTATATCAGAGTACTACCAATGTAGTACTCGTGAGGCAAAAGAATATATTAATATAGTAGATGTAAATAATATTAAAAATGTGCTTAACTTGGGACAGTCAGGTACAAACAAAAAAAGGAGAAAAAAATCATGATTACATTTATTTTAGGTGCTTTGGCTGCAGTTGTGGTTGGGGTACTGGGTTGGCTTTCAGTTAGTGTTATTGGATCACTAGAGAGAGTTAAGTCATTAGAACAAGAAAATCAAGTTCAATGGAGAGAGATTGAAGAACGTTACAATTCAATTGAACGTAAATTAGATGAAGCCATAGACATTGTCAATCGTAGAATTGATGATAACTATAGTTACACTGATTCACGATTTGATAAGTTCAATAACCATATTGAACGCAGTTATGTTTCAAAAGTAGATAAAGCTAGTAATACAATCAATTACAATAATTAATTAATCACTTGGCTGTCCCAATTAAGTCATTTAAATTTATTATATGAGCCATATATCAGATTCAAAATCATATCGTGAATACATGATCATGATGGAACGTGAACAAGAAATATTAAGAGAAAAAAGTCGTATGCAACATACTAAAGATAATATCACAAATCAAGTAATTGAAGATTTAAAATCTAGAGCTGAACGTGGTTATAAAAAATATAACACAACATTAGGTGAGAATAATAAGGATAATTACATGAATCATCTATATGAAGAATTATTAGATGCTGCCCAGTATGTTAAAAAAGAACAATCAATTATTCCTGATATACAAAATTTAATTGAAATACATTCTGACAATACTAGGTTGGGTGAGGTTATAAGAGACATATATGGCAAAAAGTAAGTTAACAGAGATTGAACTTAAAATAAAAACACATCAACTTAAAGAAGTTGATTATAGATATCAATCAACAGTATCATATTCTCAATACTCAATGTGGCGTAAATGTCCTCATCAATGGTATTTAGCTTATGTTAAGAATTTAGCTCCATATTCAGCCTCAATTCATACTATATTTGGAACTGCTATTCATGAGACAATGCAACACTATCTTAAAGTGATGTATGAACAAAGTGGAGCAGCAGCTGATAGAGAAGATATAGTTGGAATGTTTAATGAGCGTTTTAGAGCAGTTTATAAAGAACAATTTGAAGCTGCTAAACAACATTTTTCCAATCCAGATGAAATGAGAGAATTTTATGAGGATGGAATTAATATACTTGAATGGTTTAAAAAACATAAAACTCAATTCTTTACTACTCGTAATACAGTATTATTAGGTATTGAAATGCCTTTAATGGTTGGTTTATCTAAAAATGTATTTTTAAAAGGATATATTGACTTTGTTTTATATGATAAAGATTTAGATAAAGTTTATATCTATGACATTAAAACATCCAGGTCAGGATGGAGAGATAAGGATAAAAAAGATGATATTAAACTAGCTCAAATATTGCTTTATAAAGAATATTTTGCTAAACAATATAATATTGATATTGATAAAATTGAAGTTGAGTTTTTTATATTAAAAAGAAAAATATGGGATAATGAAGCATTTGCTATACCTTACATTACCTCATTTAGACCAGCTAGTGGTAAAATTAAACGTAAACAAGCAGCTGATAAATTTAATATGTTCTTAGATGAATGTTTTGATAATGATGGTAAACATATAATTAAAGAATATTCTAAAATAGTAGGTAAAGATTCTTGCACCTATTGTCCATTTAATAATAATAAAGAACTTTGTAATAAAAATGTTGTTTCTTAATCTATATATATATTTATATATATAAAATATAGATTATGGGAGACAATAAATTAACAAGTGTTAAAGTTAATGAAACATTATTTGACGAGTTTAAAGTGTTATGTGTTAGAACAAAGTTTTCACTTCAAAAATTAGTTGATAGAAGTATTCATTTATATTTAACAGATGAAGACTATAGAAAAAAACTTCACAACCATTCAAATTTATCTTTATCAGGTAGTAAACAATCTTAAAAATTTAGTTTAAACGTGTTATGAAAGAAGGTTATTTGCCACAAGCACAAAGAAAAAAAGTCTTATTGTTATGTGATGATATTAGAATGACATCTGGTATATCCACAATGGCTAGAGAAATTGTTATTGGTACAGCTCATCATTTTAATTGGGTAAATGTAGGAGGTGCTATTAGTCACCCAGATCAGGGCAAACGTTTTGATATTAATGCTGATACTAACAAGCATGCTGGTATAGAAGATGCTAGTGTAACTTTATATCCAATTAATGGATATGGTGACCCTCAGTATATTAGACAAATGATTGATATTGAAAAACCAGATGCATTAATGATATTTACTGATCCAAGATATTGGGTTTGGTTATTTCAAATTGAAAATGAAATTAGGAGAAAAATACCTATTATCTATTTAAACATTTGGGATGATTATCCAGCTCCATTATATAATGAGCCATATTATGAATCATGTGATGGATTAATGGCTATATCAAAACAAACACTTAATATAAATAAATTAGTATTAGGTGATAAAGTTAAAAACAAAGTATTAAGTTATGTACCTCATGGTATTAATGAAAAAATGTTTTTTCCAATTGATGATAAGACTAAACTAAATGAGGTTAAGAAAAAATTATTTGGTAGTAAAGAATATGATTTTGTTTTAATGTTTAATTCTAGAAATATTAGACGTAAACAAGTACCTGATACTATGGCTGCATTTAAAGTATTTTTAGATAAATTGTCTAAAGAAAAAGCTGATAAATGTGCTTTAGTATTACATACTCAACCTATTGATGAGCATGGTACTGATTTATATGCTGTGCGTGATATATTATTTAATGATGATCAATATAATCAAATATATTTTTCAGATTTAAAAATACCAGCTAATGATCTTAATATAATATATAATATATCTGATGTCTGTATATTATTAACATCAAATGAAGGATGGGGATTAGCTTTAACTGAGGCAATGATGTGTGGTAAACCAATTATTGCTAATGTGACAGGTGGTATGCAAGACCAAATGCGTTTTGTAGATGAAAATGGTAAGTGGATTGACTTTGATGCTGATTTTTGTTCTAACCATTTTGGTAAATATAAACAATGTGGAGAATGGGCTATACCAGTATTTCCAAGTAATATAAGTATTCAAGGTTCTCCTCAAACACCTTATATATATGATGATAGAGTTGATTTTAGAGAAGCTGCTGAAGCTATTATGAAAGTATATGAGATGGGAACTGAAGAAAGAGAGCGTAGAGGAAAATTAGCTCATGAGTGGGTTACATCAGATGAATCAATGATGTCAGCTAAAAATATGAGTGAAAATGTTATAAAGCATATTAATGAAGTTTTAGCTAATTGGAAACCAAGATATAAATTTGAGTTAATTAAAACAAAACCACTTAAAAGAAAACATATTCGTCATAAATTAGTTTATTAATTGTTATGAAACCATTAATTGTTATAAGTTGTCCTATTGAGACAATGTCTGGGTATGGTGCTAGATCTAGAGATATAGTTAAAGCACTTTTAAAGTATGATAAATATGATATTAAAATTATTTCTCAACGTTGGGGAAATACAGCTTGGAATGCTTTAGATTTAAATAATCTAGAAGATAAAAAATTATATGATTTAATTTGGAGACAACCTCAATTGCCTAAACAGCCTGATGTTTGGATTCAAATCACTGTGCCAAATGAATTCCAACCAGTAGGTAAATTTAATATTGGTATCACAGCTGGTATTGAAACCACTGTGTGTGATCCAAGTTGGATTGAAGGTATTAATAAAATGAATTTAACACTAGTGTCTTCTAATCATGCTAAACAAGTGTTCATTCAATCATCATTTGAAAAAAGAAATAAACAAAATAATCAACTTGAAGGAGTGGTTAAATTAGAAAAACCAGTTGAGGTTTTATTTGAAGGAGTTGATTTAAATAAATATTTTTATATTGATGATAATGATTTAGAAGAAACTGAGTTAGTAGTAGCATTAGATGAAATTGAGGAAGATTTTTGTTTTTTATTTGTTGGCCATTGGTTACAAGGTGATATTGGTGAAGATAGAAAGAATGTAGGTTATATGGTTAAAGTATTTTTAGAAATGTTTAAAAATAAAAAAGGAAATAAACCAGCATTAATTCTAAAAACATCTCAGGTTACTAATTCAATAATGGATAGAGATGAAGTACTTAAAAAAATAGAAGCTGTTAAACAAACAGTTAAAGGTGATTTACCAAATGTTTACTTATTACATGGTGATTTAGATGATAAAGATATAAATGATTTATATAATCATGGTAAAATAAAGACTATGGTATCATTAACTAAAGGAGAAGGATTTGGAAGACCATTACTTGAATTTAGTTTATCTAAAAAACCTATTATAGCTAGTAAATGGAGTGGTCATTTAGATTTCTTACATCCAGAATACAACACATTAGTAGGAGGAACATTAACTAATGTTCATTCATCAGCCCAAGCTAAAAATATGATATTAGCTGAATCACAATGGTTTACTCCTAATGATGGAGAAGTAGCTGATGCTTTTAAATCAGTTTATAATGATTATAATAAACATTTAGAAAAATCTAAACGCCAAGCTCATTTTGCTAAAACTAATTTCTCATTTGATAAAATGGCTGAAGTATTAGATAATATTTTAGAATCAAAAGTACCTAAACAAGTAGAGCTTAAATTACCAACATTAAAAAAAGTAAATAATATTGATATACCTAAACTTAATTTACCTAAACTTAAAAAAATAGAATAATGAATGATAGATTAGTAACATGTCCACATTGTGAATCAGATGCTTGTTATGAGCATAAACAGCAAGGTATATTAATATGGAGTTGTATGAATTGTGGATTCACATCAAATGAATTAATGATTGAAGGTAGTGAGTTAATGACTCAAACAGAAGAAGTAATGCCTGAGTTATATAAAGATATTAAATTTATAGATGATAAAAAACAAGTTTGGTATCCAACAGTTATTAATATACAAGATAAAGGTACTGTGTTTATTAATGGTACTACTAAAGATAATTGGGGATGGGCAGGTATTAAAGCTATAGAAACAACAGATGAAGAAAAAGAAAAACTTAAAGGTGCAACACATAAATCAGATTCTAAGACATTAAAAACATTTACTAAAGACCAGTTTGATGAGGCTTGTCATTATATTGGTTTAATTTAAAATTAAGTTATGTCAACAATTAGTTTTGCTATTACAGCTTGTAATGAACATGTTGAATTAGAATATCTACTAGACCAACTAGTAACTATTATTAAACCACAGGATGAAATAATGGTTCAATTAGATAATACATCTACAGATGAGGTTAAAAAAGTAGCTAATAAATATAATATTGGAGGTAAATTTGATTATCATAGAATATATTTTGGATTAAATAAAGATTTTGCTTCATTTAAAAATAATTTAAAAAATCATTGCACACGTGATTGGGTATTTTTTATTGATGCTGATGAATACTTAAGTGATGGATTAGCTAATAATATCCACAGTGTGTTAGATATGAATAAAGGTTTAGTTGATGTTATATCTTTACCTCGTATTAATACAGTTGAAGGATTGACTCGTAATCATATTGATAAATGGAGATGGTTTATAGATGATAATGATTGGATCAATTATCCAGATTACCAAACTCGTATATGTATTAATAAAAAGGATATTCAATGGAAAAATAAGGTACATGAGCGTTTACAAGGATGGAAAACAATAGCTAACTTACCTCAAGGATATGATTTAATACATCCTAAAACAATTGATAGACAAGAAAAACAAAATAAGTTTTATGAGCAAATTTAAAGTAGGAATTATTGGAAATGGTTTTGTAGGTGAGTCTCAAGCATATGCTTTTTTACCTATGGCTGATGTTAAAATATTTGATATTAATCCTATAAAATCAACCCATACATTATTAGAAGTATTAACTCAAGATTTTATATTTGTATGTTTACCAACCCCAATGAAAGAAAGTGGTGAACAAGATATTTCATATATTGAAAATTTCTTTAGTAATATAGGTTTATATAACACAAATGCTATTTTTATTTTAAAATCAACTGTATTACCAGGTACCACAAAATCATTAATTAATAAACATAAATTTAATATAGTGTTTTGTCCTGAGTTTTTAACTGAAAAAACCGCCAAACTGGATATGTTGACTCAATCTAGAATAGTGATTGGAGGTGATACTCAACACACAGAAAAAGTATTAGAATTATTTAAAGTTCGATTTGGACAAAAACATTATATATTAACTGATACAACAACAGCAGAGTTTATTAAATATATGGCCAATACATTTTTAGCTGTTAAAGTATCTGTTGTAAATGAATTTTATAGAATGTCTGAAATATTAGGTGCTGATTGGAATAAAGCATTAGAAGGATTTGTATCTGATCCTCGTATTGGTAATTCACATACTAATGTTCCTGGCCATGATGGTAAATTAGGATTTGGTGGGACATGCTTTCCTAAAGACATTAATGCATTAATCACAATGGGTAAAGAATTAGGTGTTAATATGAATACACTTGAAGCTGCTTGGAAAACAAATTTAGAAGTTAGACCAGAACAAGATTGGAAAAATTTAGTTGGTAGAGCAATTACTCCAACACCAATTCCCTATTAATGAAGAATGTTATAGTATATAATCAAATTAAAACTAATAACCATGGAGCTAATAGATGGAATGATGGGGACTTGTTTAGATATTTTAAAGCTCAAATAGATAATAGTTTAAGGTTAGGATGGAAGAGAGAAGATATTATTCTTGGTACTAATTTTAAATTTAATTATAATAGAATTGAATCCTATTTATTAACTAATATATGTGAATGGAGTGGTTTTCATAACTTTTGGTATGGTGCTTTAGAATTAATTGATAAAGGTATTATTAATGAAGAATTTTGGTTACATGATCATGACAGTTGGCAGATATCACCTATGGTATTTCCTCAATTTGATGGTGATGTAGCTGGAGCTGAGTATGTAGGAACTAGAGAATGGAATTGTGGTAGTATTTATTTTAATAAAAATTGCAAACCAACACTCCAATATATTGTTGACACATTAGAAGAAAATAAAGAAGTTAAAGTTAGTAGTGATGAAGTGATTATAGGATTTTTAAGAAAAAACTCTCCAATAAAACATAAAATGACTTCTATTAATCAAAGATGGAATGTTGGAATGACTCATGCTCAACTAAGATATGACTCAGCTATTAAGCCTATAATTGTATTATCATTTAAACCAGATCAAGAGGATATATATAAAAAATTACAAGATAAAGGATTATATAGTTTGATATCTTCAGAGTTTTTAACTATATTAAATAATAATTTTAAAAAATGAAAGTGACAAATATAGATACATTAAGTGCTTACTTTGATAGACTTATAACTGAAAATATTAAGTTATATTTTTTTAATAAAGATGGTTTAACAGATAAAGTAGAACATCAAAATAGAGTTATTAATGAGATAAAATTAAAAATATCTGAATTGTTAACTGAATCAGTAACTAACAAGTCTTATGAGTATGTAAGTGAATTTAGAACATTTAATGAAAGTGCTATTATTGAAGAATTAGAAGAATTAATTCAGAATGATATCAACATTGGTGAAGCTGATAGAGCTAGATTAGAAGAAGCTAAAAAAGAAACACCTAATATAGAACGAATGACAGTTAATGAAAAACGTCTTCGTAAAGCAAATGAGGGTAGATCTAGAAATAAAAATAATATTGATAGTCTTTTAAAAAAAATAATTGAATGAGTAAAGTATTAATCACTGGGGTAGCTGGGTTATTAGGATCTAAATTAGCAGATTGGATTATTAATAATCATCCTGAAGTAGAAGTAGTTGGTATTGATGATTTAAGTGGTGGTTATAGAGAAAACATAAACCCAAAAATCAATTTTTGGCAAATGAATCTAGTTGATCATCCAATTGAAAATTGTTTTCAAAACCATAAATTTGATTATGTATTTCATTTTGCTGCTTATGCTGCTGAGGGTTTATCTCCATTTATTAGAGAATATAACTATAAAAATAATTTAGTAGCAACAGCCAGAATTATTAATCAATGTATTAAATATGATATTAAACGTTTAGTGTTTACTTCAACATTAGCTGTTTATGGCTATGGAGAAGGAAGTATGTTTGATGAATCACATACTCCAAAACCAATTGATCCATATGGTGTTGCCAAATACAGCTGTGAGATGGATATCCAAATTGCAGGTGAACAACATGGTTTAGATTGGTGTATTATTAGACCACATAATGTTTATGGTGTTAAACAAAATATTTGGGATAAGTATAGAAATGTATTAGGTATTTGGATGTTCCAACATTTAAATAATGAACCAATGTCTATATTTGGAGATGGTAGTCAAACAAGAGCATTTAGTTATATAGATGATTCATTAGAACCGTTATGGAATGCAGCTGTTAGACCACAAGCATTAAAACAAATTATTAACTTAGGTGGTATTAAAGAATATTCAATAAGTGAAGCTAATGATACACTAAGAGAAATTATGGGTGGTGGTGAAGTTAAATACCATGAATACAGACATGAAGTTAAACACTCAGTTCCAACATGGCAAAAATCAATTGAATTATTAGATTTTAAACATAAAACTGATTTAAAAGAAGGATTAACTCAAATGTGGGATTGGGCTAAACAACAACCTATGAGAGATAGATTTGTATGGCCATCATATGAATTAGATAAAGGAATTTATACATACTGGAAGAAATAAAGCATATTATATGAAATTAATGGAAATTCTAAAAACAAAAAAATATAAAACTGATAAACATAGTAAGCATACTTATGTACAGGATTTTTATGAAGATAATTTTTTAAAATATCAACAACTTAATTTAAATTTTTTAGAGATAGGAGTATGGAATGGTGAGAGTATGAAATTATGGTCTGATTATTTTATTAATGCTAAAAATATTATTGGAATAGATATGTTTACAAGAACTTCTATTGATGAAGTTAAAAATAATTTATCAAATTATAATGTATCATTATTTAAGATGAATACAGTTGAAGATAATGATGATATTTTTAATCAATTTACTTCTTTATACCCTGATAAATTTGATATCATTATTGATGACGGGAGTCATAATCCATCACATCAAATAAAAACATTTGAACGATTTAGTAAATTAATGAACACAGGTGGTCTTTATATTATTGAAGATATAGCTGATGGAGAAGTAGATACTATACAAAATAATATTCCTAATATTAATGTTGTTGTTAATCCTATTAATAATGATAAATTTGCCTATATGTACTTTTAATTATGAATAATGTTATAAATAACATATTAAATAAAGCATATGAGTTATATATGCCTCAAGAACGAGAAGAAATTGAAGCATTAGCTGAATTTGTTTATAAGTTACAACCTAAGATTATAGTTGAAATAGGAACTAAATTTGGAGGTACACTTATGCTATGGTGTGAACTAACATCAGGAATTAAAATAAGTATTGATCTTGTAGAAGGTATTCATGGTGGTATCACTAGAGAAGAAACTACTAAACGTAATAAGATGTTTACAGAAAAGTATGGACATGAGTGTATTTTTATAGAAGGTGACTCACATTCATCTAAAACATTTGAATTATTAAATCAAATTTTAAACAGTAAAGAAATTGATTTTCTTTTTATAGATGGAGATCATACTTATGAAGGTGTAAAACAAGATTATATAATGTACTCATCTTTAGTTAAAAAAGGTGGTTATATAGCATTTCATGATATAAATGATACTCAACGACATAGAGATAGAAATGTATATGTAGGTAAATTATGGAATGAATTAGAAGGAGATAAAATTGAGTTCAATGTTAATAGTGACTGGGCTGGTATAGGTGTAATTAAAAAAGATTAATAATGTCAAGACGAATAGTTATAACACCTAACTTTGGTGAATCACATTTTATTAAATGTCAAATATCTAACCTAGTAGATACAATTAATCCAGATGTAGTTATATATAATGAAGGTTTATTTCCTAAAGGTCCTGAGAGTAAAACTGATATTGATAAAGCATTTAGAGAAAAATATTGCTATCAAGACACTAACTTAGCTTGGGATACATTAGAAACACAAACATTAATTAAAGAAGCATCTATTAAATATCCTAATACACAATGGATACATAATGAGATGAAGTTTAATGATAACATGAATGCTCCTGAAGCATATACTTATGCTGTGTCAAATTGGGATGAGTTAGGAGTTAAAGTTGAAACAGGTGATTATATTTTTCCTTACGAACCAGATATTTTTCATTTAGAATCAGATAAAGACAATATTACTTATTTATTAAAACAATTAAAACCAAATCAAGGTTTTACTAGTATATGGTTAGACTTTTTAGAGACTCAAAATTATATTGAGAAAAATAATAATCCATTTATTGGTAGAGTTAAAGGTAGAAAAATAGCTATATGCTATGGTGGTTTAGATTTTTATAAACAAATAACTAATCAGTTTGAAAAACAAAATTACAATATGTTATTCAAATCTGATTTATATACATATCATTATAACTGGTTTAGGTTTGATAAAAACAAACAATTACGCTATGATCAAATAGTTCGTTCAGAAGAGTATTGGGGTAACTTTGAAAAGGGTTTACAAGAAATAAAACATAACACTATTAATAAAATAGATAAAGATGTTATTATGAGGCCTAATAAACAAGATAGTGACCCAATGAAATATGCTTCATATATTAATATTCAACAACCTAAAGCTATTCAGTATCATCCAAATTTTATACAATGAAAAATATTTTATTCTTTACATCACTTAAAGCTAATGATCCTAATTTAGATACCTATAAAGAATGGTCATTATTAACTTGGAATTATTATGCTCAAAAACATAATTTAGAAATATTTGTTTTAGAAGATCCATTAGTTGATGTGAATGTAATGAGACCAACTTGGCAAAGATGGTATGTTTATAATTTATTAGAAGCTAGTGGAATTACAGATGTTGGTCGTATAGCTATGATTGATATTGATACTATGGTTAGATGGGACACACCTAACATATTTGACATGGCTGGAGACAATTACGCAGCTGTTAATGATGATATTAGTTTAGAATGGATTAATAATAGTATAGATGGTTATAGAAATAGTTTTGATGAATTTAAAGATATTGATTTAGATTGGACTAATTATGTTAATAATGGAGTTGTAGTGTTACCTTCTGATGGTAAAGAATTTTGTGATGTTGTTAAAAATTTTTATAGTAAATATCAAAATAAATTATATGATTTACAACATAATACTTTAAGAAAAGGTACTGATCAAACACCAATTAATTTTTTAGCTAAAAGTTTTTACAAAAATAGGTTTAAATATCTATCTAAAAAATTTAATATGTCTCAATTAATAATGACTCAAGCTTTAGCTCAATCTATAATAACTGGAGAACCTATTTTTATAAAACATGGTTATATATGGCATTTTAATGGTATACCTAGAGAACAAAGAAGTGTATTAATGAAACAAACTTGGGACTTAATAAAACAAAATTATATATAATAAATTTTTTAACTAACATGGTTAATATACCAGATAAAACAGAAGATAAAAATACAACATCTTTAAAATTTAAAGAAGATTTAGTTGATTTTTTTAAAGATAAAAATTTAAATACATGTTTAGAAATAGGTACTAATCATGGTTGGACAACTAGAATATTAAGTGATTTATTTAAAAATATACATACTGTAGATCATAGTTTAAATAACACTAATTTAGCCAAAAAAAACAATCCTGATAAAAATAATATTATATATTACACAGCTGATGCTTATAATCCAAATACTTTTTTAGCTATGCCTAAAATGGATGTTGTGTTTATAGATTGCATTCATACTTATGAGGCTGTTATATATGATATAAATACATCTTTATCTTTATTAGATAATAATAAAGGAATGTATTTTATTTTTGATGATTATGGGCATAGTGTTGAACCTGCTAATGGAGTTAGAAATGCTATTCTAAAATCTATTGAAGAAGGTTTAAAAATAGAAAAATATATAGGACAAGGAGCTGGATATACTTATAATCCAACATCAATATTAGTTGATCATGAAGGTATAATTTTAAGTTATGGAAAATAAATTTGCTATAGGCTGCTTAGTACAATGGTATGAAGTTAAAATTATTAAAGAATATATTTCAACTATTAAATCAGCTATAGATAATTATAATAAAGATAAAATTATAATTGATTTTGCTATAGTACAAGGACAACAACTAGAAAAATTTGATGGTACTAAAGAAGAATTTGAATTAGTAATAAATGAATTAATGAAACCAATAATTGATCTATTTGATGATGGATATAGAGTAAATTGGGAATGTTATTCAGATAAGATATATTCAATAGCTGATTATAGAAGAGAATTTAATGACAAATATTGTGAACAAGTAGATATATTAGTTTGGGGTGAATCAGATATGTTAGCCCCAAAACAAATGTTTATTATATTAGATCAATTACATCAACAAGTAAAAAGTCAAACACCCAAATATTTATCTTTCTTTGGTGGATGTAAAATGTGGGATAATAGTTGGAAATTACTTGAACATCCTGATTTCACTGATAAACCATTTATTGAGGGTGATACTACCAATTGGTGGAGTTTAAGATATACTATGAGTGAAAAAGAAATGGATGAAATTAATAATAGAACAGAGTCACCAGAAGTTATAATATTACCCCAACATAAATTTAATGGATGTGGTTTAATAATATCATCTGAAGTAATTAAAGCAGGAGCTAATATACCTAAGGGAATGTTTTTTGTTCATGAAGATACAGCATTTATGTTTATGACTAATAAATTATTAGGTAATATACCTCAATTTATTATTAGGAATATATTGTTAGTACATAATAGAAAACATCATAGCAAACGTTATAAAGTGAAAGGAGAAGAAGGTATTGATCCAACTAATACAGGATTATTAAGAAAACAACATGGGTGGTATCAAAAAGCATATCAAGCTAGTAGTGATAATTTAAATAATTTATTTAATCCAAATTATAAATTTAAAACTTGGATAGATATTTTATAAACTATTTTTGGTAATCACAAAATAAATCATTATATTTCATATTATGAATATAGGATACATATACACAGAAACATTTTCATTCACTAAAGAACAAGTTTTAGATTTTATAAAACTATCAGGTGATACAAATCCAATTCATCATGATGAAGAATATGCTGCATCAACAGTATTTTTAAAACCAATCATGCATGGATTTTTATCAGTAACTATTTTTTCTAAAATATTTGGAACAACATTTCCAGGAAATGGATGTGCTTATATGGAACAAAATTTTAAATTTTTAAAACCTATGTACCCAGATACTGAATATATAGCTGAAGTTAAAGTAATTAATGTTGATCATAAAAAAAATATTATTTATTTACAAACTAATATAAAAGATCAAGATGTGTATACAATCATAGGAAATGCTACTTTAAAAATATAAAATAATGGATAAGTATACTCTAGAAAAAATTGATATATCAGAAAATAGTATTAATAAATGGATGGATTTGTTTAAATCTTGTTTTAATTTACGTCCTGAATATACCATAGATTGGGCTTATTGGTATAATAATTCCTCTTATAAGAAAAATGAATTATATGTTATTAAAGATTTAGATAAAGTTGTAGCATCATATGGTCTATTTCCTTTAAATATAGTTTATAAAAATAAAAATAATAAATCATATTTAGCAAATAATGGGATGACTCATCCTGAATATGGTAATAATGGTTTTTTCACTAAATTAGGAAAACATATTATGGAAAATATAAGAACCAAAGATGTTATTCTAATGGGAATACCAAATGATAATGCTATACCAGGTCATAGAAAAGTAGGTTGGCAAGAATTAAATAATATTCCTTTTTTTGAAATTACAGATGTTAAAGTGAAATATGAACTTAAAAATGAATATACATTTGTAGATAAATTTTCAAATGAAGATGATATTAAAATAAAACAATTTTTATCTAAATATGATTTTTATATTGATAAAGACTCTAATTATCTAAATTGGAGATTTATTGATAGACCTAACATTAATTATTTAATATTTAAATCTTCTCCTTTTAATAATTTTATTGTATTAAAACATTTTAAGTATAAAGATGAGAATAAGTTACATATTGTGGATTTTGGATATAACCAAATAGAAGATTTTATTGATATAATTAAACTGTCTATTAATAAAGGTTATGAGTTAGGAGTTGATATTATTAATATATGGTGTTATAATAAACAAGAACAAGAAATATTAACAACACTTAAATTTAATAAAAGTGAATTATCAAGCCGTTTCATTTTACATTCAGATATAGATTTTTTAAAAGCTGATACTAGTAAATGGCATGTGACTTTAGGTGATAATGATGTATTTTAATGAAATTTTTAAATTTTGATAGCATATTTTGTATTAGTCCTCATCCAGATGATGTTGAATATAGTATGGCTGGAACTATTCTAAAATATAAAGATACTCATTTTGATATACTTTGTTTAACTCAAGGTGGTGATTGTGATTCAACAACAAGTAAAAGTCGTTTACAAGAAGTAAAAAATGTATGGAGTGTATCTGATTCTACTAATTTTTCTTTATATTTTACTCAAAATAAATTTTTAAAAGAATTAGGAGAAGATGAATGGATTAATTATATAGAAAATAATTTTATACATAAAAATCAATATAGTTGTATAATTACACCTTCTCAATTTGATAGTCATTTTGAACATAAAATAGTATGTAATTTAGGATATGCTTTGACAAGATTATATCCTATATCATTAATAGAGTATTATTCTCCAAGTACATTAGAAACATGGATACCAAATGTATTTGTAGATATAAATGAAGTTTATGATAAAAAGATAAAAATGTTAGGAGAATTTAAATCACAAATTCATAAAACTTATTTTAAACTTAACACATTAAATGAATTTCATTCTAATTTTAGATGCTCAAAAAGAAAAATAGGTAGGATAGAACAATTTAAATTCAAACAAATATTTTTATGAGAATAGGATTTTTCACAGAAGGAGGATATACAGGTTTAATACCTAGAAATAATCCTAATATGCGTACTGATCAAGCTTGGATGTGCTCATTAGAAGCTACTCATCATCCAGTTTATGATTTAATGAAATTACCTAATAATTTATATGATGTTGGAATTATTATTGTCCCAAAAAATAAACAAAAATTAGTTGAATTATCTATAGCTGATCATTTTAAACAAGTATGTAAAAAAACAGCATTTATGCAAGAAAGTACATATTGGTATTGGCAAGGTGATTCTATTCAATCTCAAATATGGTATTATAATTTTTTACAGCAAATGGATATTATATTTTGCCATAATGATCATGATTTGCTTTATTATAAAGGAATGACTGACACTAGGTGTGAATTAATGCCTAGTTTAATGATAACTGATTTTATCAATACTAATTTGGAAAATCGTAGTGGAGTTATGATTGGAGGAAATTGGGTAACAGCTTATAGAGGAATTGATTCATATGTTGTAGGTAAAATATTATCAGATGATATAGCAGCTCCAACAACAGGAAGAATGAAACCTGAAGAAGTAAGTTTAGATATAAATCATTTACCATGGATAGTTTGGAAGGATTGGATTTTTGAATTGTCAAAAAAGAAATATGGTGTGCAATTAGGAACAGCGGCTGCTGGTACTTTTAATTTAAATTGCTCATATTTAGGTATTCCATGTATAGGTTATGATAATGTTAACACTCAAAAATATTTACATCCTAATTTATCTGTACCAGACGGAGATATATATAGTGCTAGATTATTAGCTAATAAATTAAAAACAGATGAGGAATTTTACAATAAATGTTCTACAGAAACAAAAGAATTATACCATCAATACTACTCAGAAGAAGTGTTTCTTAATAAAATGAATAATATATTAGAATCATTATTTAAATAAATAATTTATGAAAAATATACCCTTATTTAAAGTACATATGGCTGATTCAGCTCCTGAAAAGGTAACTCAGGTACTTAAAAGTGGTTTTATTGGTCAGGGCCCAGTGGTTGATGAGTTTGAGGAACATTTGAAAAAGTACTTTAGACATGATAAAATCTTAACAGTTAATGCCGCTACATCAGCTGAACATTTAGCATTACATATGCTTAAAAAACCATCAATCCATAATGTTGGAGTTGATGGATATGCTATGTATGAGTCTAAATGGCCTGGAATGGAAGATGGAGATGAAGTATTAACTACAGCTTTAACTTGTACAGCTACTAACTGGCCTATATTAGCTAATAATTTTAAAATCAAATGGGTTGATATTGATCCAGAGACATTAAATATGGATCTAGATGATTTAGCTAGAAAAATTACTCCTAAAACTAAAGCTATATTTGTAGTACATTGGGGTGGTTACCCAGTTGATTTAGATCGTTTAGCTGAAATTCAAAACCAAGCTAATAGGTTATATGGTTTCAAACCAGCTATTATTGAGGATTGTGCTCATGCAATGGGTAGTAAGTATAAAGGTAAATTAATTGGTACACATGGTAATATTTGTACTTTTAGTTTACAAGCAATTAAGCATGTGACATCAGGTGATGGGGGTATTTTATTTGTACCACATGATGAGTTATATAAAAGAGGTAAGTTATTAAGGTGGTATGGTATTGATAGAGAAGGTAATCGTAAAGATTTTAGATGTGAAGCTGATATTCTAGAATGGGGATTTAAGTTTCATATGAATGATATTAATGCTGCTATTGGATTAGAGAATTTTAAATGTATTGATGATATAATTTCAAAACATAAAGAAAATGCTGCGTATTATGATGAAGCATTAAAAGATGTTCCTGGTTTAACTTTACTTAAACGTCATAAGGATAGAGAGTCATCATTTTGGATTTATAGTATATTAGTAGATCGTAAAGATGATTTCCAACGCTATATGGCTGATAAAGGAATTGCTACATCCCAAGTACATGAACGTAATGATATTCATAGTTGTGTTAAAGAATATAAGTCAATATTACCTAACCTAGATAAGACTGTTAGAAAATTATCTTCACTTCCAGTTGGATGGTGGGTAACAGAAGAAGAGAGACAATACATTGTTGATTGCATAAAACAAGGATGGTAATGAATACTAATCTCAAATCCTCAGTTAATGATATAGGTGAATATGTTACTCAAATAATTCATTTTGTTGGAGGTGAAAAACGAACATTTCATAATATAGATTCAACATCTATAAGACAAGGACAATTCACTAAGTTTAGACAAAAAGATGGAACATGGATTATGATAAATGATAAAAATGTATTATGTGTAGAGGTATTTAAAGAAAATGAAATATGAAAATACAATTTATAATAGTAGGATGGCATTTTAATAATTTTCCTGAGTTAATAAATGAGTTAAAACAACTTAAAACAGATAATCCTGAAGTAGGAATATTTTGGTCATGTCATAAAGAACCTAGTGAGACAGTTAAACAAAATTTTGATTATAAAGTATTTCCTAATTTAGGATTGGAAGATGGAGCGTATCAACAAGCATTAGATTATTTGAATTTAGATGATGACATTATATTATTTTTAATGCATGATGATATTGTGGTTAAAGATTGGGAGTTCATTAATATATGCTTACAACATTTACAAAATGGTATAGCATTTATAGGTAATGGAATGAATTATCCAGCTAATTTTAATCCACAAGAAATAGTTAGAGGAAAAAAATGTATTGATTGGGTTAAAGATGAGGCTAAACATTTATTTGATACAGCTGGAACTGTATTAACTATTAGAGAAAGTTTTATATGTACAATAAGAGGTTATCTTAAAAACATATTTGATTTTGAAGTAATTTGGGAAGAACCTCAACCTGATGCTAATGGTAAATTTCATATTGGTGGTATAGGTAATTTACAGCAAACTATGTTAGGTTATAAAATATATAGAGTATATGGTAAAGATAAAATAACTTATTTATCTAACACATATCAAGATAGTAAATACTTATATGAGTGTGCTAGAGGAACTCAAAAACAATAATTTATGAATATATTAGTCACAGGTGGAGCTGGTTTTGTAGGTACTAACTTAATTAAAACATTTCTTGAACAAGGACATAAAGTAACATCAGTTGATAATTATAACACTGGTTTAAAATCAAATCACCAACCCGGTGCTCAATATATTGAATTTGATATTAGAAACATAGATGATTATTCACCATGGGGTGACTTTGATATTGTTTATCATATGGCAGCTATAGCTAGAATACAACCATCATTTAAAGAACCATATGATTATTTTACTACTAATGCTAATGCCACATTTAAAATAGCTAAATATTGTTCTAATAATAATATACCTTTAATTTATGCTGGTAGTAGTTCTCATCATTCAGGTAAGTTTAAGAATCCTTATACATTTAGTAAAGATATAGGTGAAGAAATTATTTTATTGTTTCAATCACATTATAAATTAAAAGCATCTATAGCTCGTTTTTACAATGTGTATGGTCCTTATCATTTAAAAGAAGGTGGTTATACTACTTTAATTGGTGCTTGGGAAAAACAAATTGAAGAACATCAATCCTTAATTATATATGGTGATGGAACTAAACGTAGAGACTTCACTCATATTAATGATATAGTAAATGCTTTATTATTAATAAATGAAAAGCAATCATGGGGGCAAGTATTTGAACTTGGAAGAGGTAAAAATCACTCAGTTAAAGATATAGCTGATATGTTTGGACAAGAAGTAGAATATAAAGAAAATAAACCAGGTGAAGCTGAGATAACATTATGTACTGATACATTAGCTAAAGAATTATTAGATTGGGAACCAAAACATAATATTGAAGATTATATTAAAGAGTATTTAAATGGATAAAATAACATTTGTATTACCAAGTAGAAATAATTTAGAGTTTCTACAACTAGCATATAAATCAATTTGTGATTTAGAAACTAAACATGAGATATTAATTTTAGATGACGCCAGCATAGATGGAACTAAAGAATGGGTTAAATCACTCAATGATGAAGATCTAATCACATATTACAATCCAGGACCAGAGCGTATTGGTATTGTAGGTATGTTTGATAAGGGTATTGAGATGGCTAGAACAGAAATTATATTTGCATTTCATGCTGATATGGTAGCTGCTCCTAATTTAGATAAAAACATTTTAAAACATCTTAAACCAGGTATAGTAGTAAGTGCTACTAGAGTTGAGCCACCATTACATCCTCAAGGACCAGAAAAAATAACTATGAATTGGGGTAATGAAATAGAAGAGTTTAACTATGATATTACTAAACCTAGATTTATAGAATTAGAACAGTTAAATAAAGATAAATTCACTGAAGGTATATTTGCTCCTTGGTGTATGTATAAATCAGATTATTTAGCAATAGGAGGACATGATGAATTATTTGCTCCTCAATCTAAAGAAGATAGTGATTTATTTAATCGTTTTGTTTTAAAAGGTTATAAAGTAATTCAATCATGGGATGGTTTAGTTTATCATTTTACTAGCCGTGGTAGTAGATTTAATAAATATGCTGGTGGGGCAGCAGGTAAAAATAGTGATGAATGGCTTCATACTACAAATAAAAATGCTAGAAATTTTATTCGTAAATGGGGTCATTTTGTTAAACATGATGTTTATATGAAACCAATTATACCTCATAAGTATGATATTGGATTTGTAGTTAGTAATTGTAATTTAGAAACATTAGCTATTTTAGAACCATGGTGTAATAATATTTACATTGAAGATGAAATGGATATTATAGGATCAAGTTATAGAGATTTAGAACAAAAACATACTTTAATTAATTTAAAAGATAAAATTAAATTAATAGGACATGATGCACCTAATAATGATATTATAATTGAATTTGATGCTAAACAATTAAACCAAGAATCATTTAAAACCATAGCCCAGTTTTCAGATATAATAACTCAGTCAGGTGAAGTAGGTGAATTTGAATTAGATATATTTGATATCTCTATAGCCTATATGGATACATATGAGGATAAACTCATCCATATTTATAATAAATAATGACTATGGCTAAAAAATCAAACAGACAAGTACCTTCAATGGTTGTTACTATTAAAGGAGAAGGTGAAACAGATATAGAAGCACTATGTGAAAATGAAATGTTTATCAAAGCAGTATTCATAGAAACAATAGCTGGGATTAAAGATGCTATTAGTACTAAAAGTAAAACTGCTACATTATTTCAAATAGCTAAAAGTGATTATTATTTAGAGTTAGATAAAAGTCAATGGAAACAAGCTTTACAAACATATATTGATAGACTTATTGAGGAAGAAAAATATGAAGAATGTTCTAAAATAAAAGTATTAATGGATAAAATAAAGTAATATGCTTCAAAACAGTTATGATGATATTAAAAAAGCTGTTGACCAGCTATTAAAAATA